GCAAAGAACATAAATTGGAAATATCATCCAGAATTAAAAGAAAGTGTTGAAGAACGTTCGTTATCTAAAGGCGAAGAAAAGAAAAAAGAAAAATACGTTAAAGGCATGAAAAAAGCCAAAGGCGATTTCAAGGATCGTTATGGTGATGATGCTGAAGCAGTAATGTACGCAACTGCAACTAAAATGGCAAAGAAAGAATCTGTTTTAGAAGATTACGTAAACAAACCAATCACAGAAGAAGAATTCGAAAAACTAGCAGAAAAGAAAGATGCTTGTTACCACAAAGTAAAATCAAGATATAAAGTATGGCCAAGTGCATACGCCTCTGGTGCTCTAGTTCAATGCAGGAAAAAAGGTGCAAAGAACTGGGGGAACAAGGGTAAGTAGATGCGTTTCCTAGAGTTCAAAAGAGATACCCACTGTTCACCCAAGTGTTGTGGTGCTGAGGTTAAAAGAGAAGACTGTGGTTGCAAACCAGACTGTCCACATTGTAATTGTAATGCTGAAATAGACGAAGGAACACGTTGTTGGAAAGGGTACGAGAAGAAAGGTACCAAGATGATGTTTGGCAAACGTGTGAACAACTGCGTTAAAAAAGAAGATATCAAAATAGGTGCAGATGGCAACTTGATTTTTGCCGAAGGTCTAGACGAAAACCTTAAAAAGTGGTTTAAAGACAAATGGGTGCGTTTTGGTCCAGATGGAAAAATTAGAGGAGACTGTGCAAGAGGCTCAAGCAGTGAAGGAAAGCCTAAATGCTTACCAAGAAGCAAAGCACAATCCTTAGGTAAAAAAGGACGTAAGACAGCCGCAAGTAGAAAACGTCGTGAAGATCCTAACAAGAATAGACGCGGTAAAGCCAAGAACGTTAAGACAAAATCATAAATACATTATAACAAATTAACAGAGGAATTGTATGGCCTTTTTAGTTCATAACCTACCGCCTATTGAAGTATATGTTAAGAAAGAATACCTATACGATCATCAAAAGGGCCATGGCGAACTTACTCCTGGTATATGGATTTCAATAAGAAGTATTATGGGCAAAGCATTATACTTTGAAACACTACTAACAGACTATGGTGCCTTGTATGATAAACTTCCGATATCAGCATTTGTTTGGAAAGAAGATTATAATAAAGATGATCAACTACCACTAGATACACTTCAAATTTGGGATTGTTTTGATTATGATATTACTGTAATCAAAAAACCTATGTTAGCAAACTGTGAGTTTTTTGGTAAAGATAAAAAAATGCACAAGGGTGAATATATGTTTACACTTGACACGTGCCATACACAACATTCAACTATTGATATAAATTTTTCAGAGCATGATCCAGAACACAAAACATTCAACATAATCAAATTAGACAACGGTCAATTTGCCGCACAACCAAATAACAGAACTGTATTCACAGATCAAAGTTTGGTACATCCAGAAAAGAAAATACCGGATTTCAAAGTATGTACTCAAAATTATACAGTTGAAAACACACCAAAATGGGCAGTAGGTCATACTGATGAATGGTCATACAAAACCAAAGACGAAGAATCCAAATAATATAGCCAGATACAGAAAACAAACTCTCCACATACATTAAATAAAAATAACTTGACATTATTAGTACACGAGTATATAATTACATATTAAACTAGGAGAATACAATGTCTGATAGAACATATGGACCGGACGAAAAAGCGAAACTGGAACGTCTCATTAACGAAGGCGCAACAGTAATTAGAGAAATTGAAGACTTACAAACAGGCTTAAGAGATACAGTAAAGGCAGTAGCAGAAGAATTAGAAATCAAACCTACACTTATAAACAAGGCAATTAAAATTGCACATAAAGGTGATTGGGCCGCTCATGCTGATGCTTTTGATGATCTCGAAACATTGGTGGTGACAGTTGGTAAAGACAAATAAAGACATAACTTTTTATTTAAAATGGGTAGCAACTACCGTTTTGATTATAGGTACTGCTCTTAATACTCAAAAAGAACTTTACCCAATTGGTCCATTAGTACTCGCTTGTGGGGGATTGATATGGTTAGCAGTATCAATAATGTGGAAAGAATGGAGTTTAATAATTACTAACTCAATCTTAGCATTGGTTGGTATAGGCGGAATCATAATTGCATGGTAAGTGAAGAAGATAAGAAAAGAATTAATACTTGGTTAGATAAACATCTAAAAGAATTATCCCAACCAGAAGACGGATCTACCGCAAGATGTCCTTGGGCATACAGTTCAAAAGTTCCAATAGTACACACAGATCAATATATGGATATCATGAAGAACATGATAAACTTTCCATATGACGATGGCATACACGGACTACTAATTGTATTACATGGTGTAAAAGACAGAAACGAAGGACAAGACTTAATTGGATTATGTAAAACACCATACTTTACTGAAAGAGATTTATTGTTTATTGAGTACAACTATGATCATTATAAAAACGAACTTAATGATCCCACAATTAGATTATTCATTATTCAAAGGCTAACCGAAACAGAAAAGGCAAGCCAAAAACTATACCAAACGGATTATTATAAAACTTATCCACATAATATGGTATTTAGAAAGATACGAGAAGCAATGGGTGGTAAACACTTTTTTGATACACCAAAGGAGACAAAGTATTGATTTATATGGTTGACATCGACGGAACTATATGTTATACTAAAGGTAACAATTATGAAAGTAGTGAACCAAGGTATGATCGTATTGATAGGCTTAACAAATTATTTGATGAAGGCAATGAAATACATTATTGGACGGCACGTGGTGCCAAGTCCGGTAAAGATTGGACAGAGTTTACTAAAAGGCAATTAGGCGAATGGGAGGTCAAGTCAACGAGCATAAGACTAGGCAAACCACATTATGATAAGTGGATCGATGATAAGGCCATCGATGCAGAAGAGTATTTTAAGTAAGGTACAAACGGCCATAAACGTTTTATTTGGTATTTGTCAGCCACAAATGACATATAGGAGAAGCAATGAGTTACGTAGACGCATTTTTTAATCGCGAAGCAGATCAAATCCAGGTAGTGGAACGTCGTGAAGACGGAAAGAGGCACTACACAGAATATCCAGTCAGATATACATTTTATTACGGTGACCAACGAGGCAAATATAAAAGCATCTATGGTGATCCTTTAAACAAAATAACTTGTAAAAATACAAAAGACTTTAGAAAAGAATTAGCAATAAACAAGAATAAAGATTTATATGAAAGTGATATAAATCCGATATTCCAATGTTTAAGCACAAACTATTTAAATCATGATGCTCCGAAACTTAATGTAGCATTTTTTGATATTGAAACAGACTTTGATCCAGAAAGAGGTTTTGCCGATCCGGCAGATCCATTTATGCCTATTACTGCAATCTCCGTACATTTGCAATGGATGGATACACTTGTAACACTAGCAGTTCCTCCTAAAGGATTAACAATAGAAGAAGCAAAAGAGCAATGTAAAGATTTTCCAAACACACATTTGTTTAGTGATGAAGCAGATATGCTTAAAACATTCTTAGATTTAATCGAAGACAGTGATGTATTAACAGGTTGGAACAGTGAAGGTTATGATATTCCTTATACTGTTAATCGTGTAGCAAGAGTTTTAAGTAAAAATGATACTAGACGTTTCTGCTTATGGGATCAACTTCCTAAGAAACGTGAATATGAAAAGTTTGGTAGAACACTTGTAACCTATGACCTAATAGGTAGAGTGCATTTAGATAGTTTAGAATTATATCGTAAATACACATATGAAGAAAGACATACTTACAGACTTGATGCCATTGGAGAAATGGAAGTTGGTGAAAAGAAAACTGTGTATGAAGGCACACTCGATCAACTTTATAACAATGATTTCAGAACGTTCATTGAGTACAACAGACAAGACGTTGCACTACTGGACAAGTTGGACCAAAAACTAAAATTCTTAGATCTATCAAATGAACTTGCTCATGCAAATACTGTTTTGCTACAGACAACAATGGGTGCTGTCGCAGTTACAGAACAAGCGATTGTTAATGAAGCACATAGACGTGGTATGCAAGTTCCTAATAGACCAAGACGTGATGAAGAAAATACTGCGGCCGCAGGTGCTTATGTGGCATTTCCAAAAATTGGTGTACATAAGTGGATAGGTAGTATGGACTTAAACAGTCTATATCCTAGTGTCATTCGTGCATTGAATATGGATCCAGCAACCATTGTTGGACAACTACGTCCTGAACATACAGATAATTTTATAAATGAACAGATGGGATTAAAGAAAAAATCCTTTGCTGGTGCATGGGAAGGTAAATTTGCAACTCTTGAGTATGATGCCGTAATGGAAAAACGTAGAGATGTTAGTATTACTGTTGACTTTGAGAATGGTGAATCAGAAGTAATGAGTGGTGCACAAATTTACAAAATAATCCACGATAGTAATAATCCATGGATGCTCAGTGCAAATGGAACTATCTTTACATATGAACATGAAGGTGTTATTCCAGGACTTCTTAAACGTTGGTATAGTGAACGTAAAGAGATGCAAGGAATGAAAAAGAAATCCATTGATGCAGGAAATAAAGCAGAAATAGAATTTTGGGATAAAAGACAACTTGTTAAAAAGATTAATCTAAACAGTTTGTATGGTGCAATACTAAATCCAGGTTGCAGATTCTTTGATAAACGTATTGGTCAATCAACTACACTTACAGGTAGAGCGATTGCAAAACATATGAGCGCCGAAGTAAACAAAGTTATAACAGGTGAATATGATCACGTAGGAAAAAGTATTATATATGGTGATACTGATTCTGTGTATTTTAGTGCATTTCCAATCCTTAAAAAAGAAATAGAAGCAGGACAAATTCCATGGACAAAGGATAGTGTAATACAACTTTATGATCAAGTATGTGGAGAAGCAAACAAAACATTTGAAAAATTTATGCATCAAGCATTTCATTGTCCTAAAAGTAGAGCAGAAGTGATTGCGGCAGGTAGAGAGATTGTTGCAGAAAGCGGGTTGTATATTACAAAGAAACGTTATGCGGCATTGATATATGATGATGAAGGCGAACGTAAAGATGTAGATGGTAAGCCAGGCAAAGTAAAAGCAATGGGTCTTGATCTTAAACGTTCAGATACTCCTGTGTTTATGCAGGACTTCTTAAGCGAATTATTGCTTATGGTATTACAAGAAAAGAAAGAAAAAGAAATACTAGATGCCGTTGCAGAATTTAGAACAGAATTTAAAAAACGCCCTGGTTATGAAAAAGGTTCACCTAAACGTGCAAACAAGATTGGACATTATCAGAAGTTAGAAGAACGTCAAGGTAAAGCAAATATGCCCGGACACGTTCGAGCAAGTATCAATTGGAATACATTAAAAAAGATGAACGGCGACAAATATTCACAAGAAATTGTTGATGGTATGAAAGTTGTTGTTTGCAAACTTAAAAAGAATCCACTAGGTTATACTAGTGTTGCATATCCAACAGATGAATTGCATTTGCCTGATTGGTTTAAAGAACTGCCATTTGATGGAGATGCAATGGAAGAAACAATTATAGATAATAAACTAGGTAACTTAATTGGTGTTTTAAGTTATGACTTAGAAAGCACTAAACAAAAGAATACATTTAACAGTTTATTTGACTTTGGAGGTACAGATGAAGGCTAAAAGAAATAGACTTGAAAGAAAACTGGACGAGTACAATCATATAATGGAACTAGTAAGAACCATTGTGCCGATTGCAGTTTTAGTAATACAAGTAATCATCTTAATAAAGTTGGTATAATATGGCAACACATGGAATGATAGATTTAGAAACATTAGGAGTAACTAATGATTGTGCAGTCCTTACAGTGGGAGCAATTAAGTTTGATCCTTACAGTGACACAGAACCACATTCAGGATTATACCTTAGAATTAATGTTGATGAACAAACTGACCTTGGTAGAACTGTTGACGATAACACTTTAGAATGGTGGGGTAAACAAGATCCTAAGATCCGAGAAGAAGCACTAGGAGATGAAAATAGAGTAAGTGTTAACGAACTTTTAAAACAACTTAATAAGTTTACAGTTGGTTGCACTGAATTATGGTGTCAAGGTCCTTTGTTTGATTATGCAATACTAGAACATCTTTACAAACAAATGGGTCAACCTTTTCCTTGGAACTTCTGGCAAATTAGGGATAGTAGAACTGTGTTTAGTATGATGCCACAAGACCCACGTAAAGCAATACAAGAAGAATTACACAATGCACTTGCTGACTGTTATTATCAAGCAAAGTGTATCCAATCAACTTTTAAACACTTTGGAGTTAAAAAATGAGCGATAGAACTAAAGAAGAAATAATTGAAAATATAAATCATATAGTTAATAATCATATTCAACCAAGTGTTGCTATGCATGGTGGTGTTGTTAAACTTGAAGATTTTAATATGGAAACAGGAGTTGCACTTATGCTAATGAGTGGTGCTTGTTCAGGTTGTGCAAGTAGTTCCATGACACTCAAGTTAGGTGTAGAGAATATGCTTAAACATTATGTACGTGAAGTAAATGCAGTAGAGGGTATGGACGATCCTGACTTTAATGATCCTTATTACACAGAGATGTCATAATGATGGATCCGAATAAAATGATACAGGTAACGGAGTGGGTAGAATGAAAATTTGCATAATTTACGGCCATCATAACATTAAAACAAGTTTCAATGCGGCAATTAGAGATACCTTTATTGAAGAAGCAATAAGATGTGGGCATGAAATAGATTTAGTAAACTTGTTTGATGAAAAAGAACAATTACCATTTTATAATGCAGATATAAATCCACCACCACAATTAGTATTAGATTATAGAAAAAGACTAGAAAATAGTGA